ACCTTATCATCGCCGCGCAGCTCTTCGTACTCCTCGGCCTCGGCAAAGGCCAGCGTACGGGCGTAGGGGAAGTCGATGCTGGGTGTTGCGAGGACTGTCGCTGCGGGGGTCGTGTAACTGGTGACCTTGAGGTCACGCAGACCGTACGGCAGCGGGATTGTGGTGAGAGGCATGTCCAATCTTTCTGTGAGTAGGTGGTGCCTTGAAGCGTTGCGTGCTCACCATCTGTCCCGTCTCAAGACTGAAACGGTGCAGCACTACTCGGCCCTTACCTGCGCCGCAATACCGGCTGTTGCACTTGACCTCGAATGTGCCGGTAGCGTCGTCGATAACCTCTCCGTGCAGCTTGTTATCGCAGCGCAGTTCCATCGGGTACTTACTTGGCGTCGGCAGTGGTGAGTACGAGGCCGTCCTCGTTCTCATCCATCCACGCGACGGCGGCGTCGCTGAGGTCCTGGACAGACACCGTCCAGTTGTTCTTCTCGTTCCAGACGACCTTGCCCTGGTTCTCCACGCCGACGCTCTTCCAGGCAGCGGCATCGATTTCTCGGACGTCCGCGGTGCCGACGTACTTGACGACCTTGGCGCTGTCGGCACTGGCCTTGGTGGCTTGGCTTCCTGCCATCGGTGTTACCTCCTCCATGGTTGGTACAAGCCTACCTGTCACGGCCTGTCACACGGAACTCCACGTACCGCACGTTGGTCTTGTGCTCCTGGTCATACAGCTCCCCACTGGAGGACTGCCAGGTGGCCGTGCTGATTCTGTCCACAAGCCCTGTGCCGTAAGGGATTTCGACGTTCTCCAGGCCAGCTACCAGCTCGGCACATCTAGCCACCGCGTCGTTGATGCGGTCGTAGCTGCCTCGGGCGTCGTGGAAGTACACCTGGACCGTTCTGGTGGCCAGCCCCGGCCCGTTGGACTGGTGCAGACCCCAGGCGATGACTGCAAAGGGAGGGGCGGGGGAATCCACCAGCGCACCGCGCTCCGAGAACACCGCGCCTGGGTAGAACACATTCAGCTCGGCGTCGTTGGTCAACTCGTTGTACAGCACTCGCCTCATGTCACTGCTCCCAGCGTGTTTATCAGCCCGTCAAGGTCGCTCATGATTCGCGGCCCAATAGCCTCCACGGTCGGCATGATGATGGCATAGGTGCCGCTGTTGGCCAGCTCCAAGTAGATGCCGTACGGCACCTGATGGTACAGCGTCAGCACGTGCTCATCGCCTTCACTACTGGCGGTAGCGGCCAGACCCGAACGGGCTGCACCGGTACGGTCCGTCCACGGTGCGCCGTTCTTCATCTCCGACTCGGCAATGGACTCGTACCGCAGCAGGGTCGCGTCAATCGCCTTGTTGACAAGCGGGTCCAGCGCTCCCAGCTTGGCGATGATGCCACCCATTCCAATCAGCATCAGGTGGCTCCCCGCTGGTACAGCACCTCAGCCTTCATCTGATACGCATGCTTGTCGTGCACGTAGAGCAAGACATATGTCTGTCCGTCGTCGGTGAAGGTGTCCCAGCGCCGCATGTCAGCATCCCACTCAGCCATGAGAACGTGAGTGGGCTGTGCCATGGTGCCGTCAGGTGTCTCACGCTCCGGTAGCTGCCGCCCACCCGGTATTAGGCGCATGTTCTGTGCTGGCAAGGGGTCTGCGGCGCTCAGGGTGTAGCCGCCTGTGCCGTTGGCTGTGCGCTCTCGGCGCTCCAGCACAATCTCCTTCTTGTCCGCAAGGATGAACTGCTGCGTGAGCTTGCGGTTGACGCGCAGCTCAGTAGGGTCGATGTAGCTGCCGGTCTCCGGGTCCGGAATCGTTACGCTCATGCGTTCTTCACTCCCCAATAGCCCGCATTGTCTGCGGCTGGTGCTGCCATGACCCAATCAAGCTCGCGTAGGAGAAGCTCCTTGCCGTCGTAGCTCAGAGTGTCGTTCCAGTTCTCGATGTACCCGAGGGCCGCCTTGCGCCCGGTATTCGTGCCGCCGCCGCTCCTGGTAGCCCCGTGGTCCAACAGGAAGCTCATGATGTGAGTCGACGTACTTACCAGCCTGGCAAGGATTGTAGCGCCTGCTGCGAGGTTGGCTGCCGCAGCCTGGCCCCACTCGCCACCGCTGCTCACCTTAGGTGCCAGCGGGTCCGGCAGACCAGACGTGATGGAGTGCGCCTCCAGGTCCCACGAGGGTGTCTCGCTGCCATTGTTGACACTGGCCGCACTGGTCATCAACAGTTCGGTATCCCACGCATTGATTTCCAATGCCAATACCTTCTGGTCCAGATACGTAGTGCTGAGAGTAGTCGGGCTGATGGACTCGCTTATGACGTGGGCATCCTGACCAGCCAGCACCGCCTCCTCGTCGCTGCGCAGTGTCACGGTGTGACCGCTGTTCTCAAGGATGCGCTGTAGCTCCACATCGGTAGCCGCCACTGCGGTCTTGTCCCCCACTACCAGGGCGATGTTCTTGCCGGTACTACTGGCGGGGACCTCTCGGAGCCGGATGAAGTTGACAGGTCCGCAAGTGGTGGTCGCACAGGTCCACGAGAAGCTGGGCGCGGTCGTGGGAGAACCACTGACCCCCGTAACGGTTGCCTCCCACACCTCAATGTTTCCGTCCTGCCCGGCTGTTGAGCCAGCCGTTGCCGGAGTCCGCCTTGTCATGGCACTGAAGGTCACATTGGTCGCAGTGATGCTGGCCGCGCTGATGGTGAGAGCTGCGTCAGTGTCCACAGCCACTACGACGACCACCACATCCCCTACCTGCCAGGAGATTGAGCCAGCCCCGCTGGTGGAACGGTCGGCAGCGTGAGTGTTGTCGTCAGCAGTGGTAGCTGCAATGTTCCAAGTGCTACGTGGGCTCGACTTCCGGTAGCCCAGGACAACTCCGATTGAGCCGCCAACGGTTCCGCCGAGGTCAAATGCCGGAGTGCCGTCTCCACTTACGTACTGCCGGGTGTCCCCGCCCACTTCCGTTACGTGAGCGTCGTTGGCGCTGCCGGTACCGCCCTCTAGACGCCCCTGACTGGTCCAGCCTGTCTCGTCATTCAGCGCCACAGCGGCGGACCAGCCAACCCGCCCTGCGACCAGCATGTCTCCACTGCCGACGGCTGCTGCGAACATGCCAGCCGGTAACGGAGGACTCACCGTGGTACCGGAACCAGCGGTCTTGGTTCCGATGGCCACGAACTTTACCGCTCCAGGCATGTCAGCCCGTTCGCCGAAGCCAGATGACTAGACCCAGGTTCGCTGCGCCACCGGAGGCCGAGTCGATGTCCACCTGGAAGTAGTCCGAGGCCGACACCTCAGTCGTAGCGAACCCGCCCACCGTTGGGGTCTGACTAGCACTGAACGACACCTTGGTTGAAGTGAAGATGGTGGTGCCGTTCAAGTTGACGTCCGCCACCGCTGTACCGCTGGTGCCTAGGCGGGAACTCACGGCCTCTATAATCGCCGAGAACGGTACGGGTAGGGGAATGGCCCCGGACCCCGCTGTCAGCACGCCAGGAACGCTGAAGGGCAGGCAGAACGTGTTGTCCAGCCGTAGCGACTCCCCGCCGTCGTTGCGCATGTACGGCCGATGGTCCGTTCCAACGTAGTAAGCCCCGAACCCGCTGGGCGGATTGCTCGGTGCCACTTGCTCCGGGAGGATGAGCGGCCGAAGGAACGTGGACATTTCTCAGTACGTCCAGAGCACGCGGTACTGCGCAGCGGTCGGTGCACCACCGAAGTTGACGTTGATGTTCGTGCTGTCGATGGTGACGTCGGCTTCCACAACCACGCCGTCGCTCACGCGCACGACCTGCACGATGACGTCCGCGCTGCCTGCGCCGTGGGCAAACGCCTGCGGGTTCGTGGTAGCCGCACAGTTCGCAGCTCCCTTGCGTGCAACGAGGCTGGTGTTGATTTGAACGTCATCGGCGTTCACCGAGATGCCGGTACCAGCGCCCACATTGAAGGTGCCAGCCGGAGACTCGGTGAGACCGGAGCCCGCCGTGTAGGTCGTGCCTGCGCCGCCCAACTGCGCGTAGGTAAGGGAGGTGGAGCCGAGCGTCGGGTTGTCCGTGCTCAGCACGTACATCCGGTCGGCATTGACGGTGCCGGACTCCACGAACACTGCCATGGAGTCAATCTCCGCGGAGGTATCGGCATCCACGGCCCGCGTCGGCGCTCCCGACGCATTCACTGTGTAGATGCCGTTCTCGCTGCCGGTCGTCTGGTTCTTCAGCAGGATACGGTCGCCGGTTGCCAGCGTCACACCGTCGACGGACTGGCCGTTGGCGAACGCGCTGGCGAGGGTGCCGTTGGCCGTAGTGGCGACGCGCACGGCCTGCTTCCAGCTCAGCCCTCGGACGGCGGCGTCGAGCTGTTGCTTGGTGACTGCGTCGGTGTTGGCTGAGCCGTCGGCCAGCCCTGTGATGTTCTTGTTGTTGAGGTCCAGCCCATTGAGAATGAGGCGGCTCATGCCTTGCTCCTAAGCGAACTCAGCCCGCCCGGACACCGGGTCCGGGAAGATGATGGTCATGTGGTTGGCGTCTGTGAACACAAGGTCCGTGTACACCGGCACCGTCGGGGCGCTGTCTAGGAACACGAGTGGCTCCCGGTACTGCCCGAGGTTGTGCGTGACGAGCCACGTGGCCGTGGGGTCCGGCTCCACGTGCGTATAGATGGCTCCACCGCCACCGCCAAGCGGTGGAACGAAGAAGGGAATGCGCTCAGTGCCCATCACCATCTCGTAGCTGCCACTGACAGCGTGGAAGAACAGGTTTCCCAGGTCATCAGTCTGAATTGGGTTCGCCGCTGGCGTTGCCCCTTCCGCGTCCTCAAACAGCTCGGCCAGCACTCCTGGTGCTGACTCAATTCGCACGGTGACGTTGCTGGCCGCAGTCCCACTGCGATAGCGCACGCCGTACGGTCCGAACGCGGGTAGTGTCATGCGAGTGGCTCCGGCCTCACGATGCGCCGAGTGGTGGGCCGTACACCGCCCGTCTCCTCGGCGACCTGACTGTCGAAGTAGGTGGCCATTGCGATGGCGTTCTTGCTGACGTCGCTCAGCTTCCGGCTACTGCCGGACTCACTGACGTCAACAAGCTCACTGCTGGCCGCAGCCTTGCGCCGCCAGAAGCCCGCCGCGCTGGCGTTCATGCCCAAGGAGTCAATGGCGACTTCCAGCTCGCCATCGGTGAAGGTGTAAGGCTCGTCGGTGTCGGAGATGAGAGTGCGAAGTGCAGCGATTTCCTCAATGGTTGCCATTGCGAACTCCCTTGCTCAGAAGGGAAGGCGGGCCCGGGAAAGGTTCAGCCCGCCCTCCCTCCTGGTCACTCGGACTCGTAGTCCTCGTCCTCGGACTCGTCCTCGGGCTCCTCGTCGGCTTCGCGAAGGGCGTCGCGAACGTTGTCCGCCAGCTCCTCGTCGTCGTCGGCTTCGGTGTCGTACCCGACGTTGCGCTCCTCGGCCTCCGCCTGGAGGTCGTGAAGGTTCATCGTCGAGTAGCGGTCACCCGGCTCCGCGTCCTCGTACCGTGGCCCGACCTCGTGGTCGTCATCCCAACCACGCAAGCGGTCCACGAGGGCCTGCTTGTTGCCGTAGCTGGGAACCCCGCGCCGATGGGTCTCATCGCGAAGGGTCTTGTTGTGCCAGTCCTCGTACGGGTGGTCCTCGGTCTCCATGCGGATGTTGGGGTCCATGGCCGCGAGGCGCTGGCGCTGACCAACGGCTGCCGGGGTCTGGTGCGTGGCAGTCGGGCTGTGGGTGGGCTCGGTCTGGCCCGTACGCGGGTCCTGCATGTCCGGGTGACCGTCAGCCGGGTCCGGCTCCTTGGCCACGTCGCCGTCTGGCGGGTAGGCCTCGTCGATGCTCCGGATTTCCGCCCAGCGGTCCCGAGCCATGAGGAACTCACGGTTGCGGTCGCTGAGGGGCTCATCCTGGGGAATCTTGCGTCCCATTGGAATCTCCTTCTGTGTAAGGGAAGTTGGGTCCGAACCCGAGAGCCCGGACCCTACTCCGACCCTCAGGCGTACTGCGTCGGGATGGTGTACGACCCGGCGGTGACCTTCATGATGACGGCCGCTCCGCGCTGGCGAACACCGCAGCCGAAGCCACGCTGGTAGTACGAGTCCTGCAAGGGGTAGTCCGCCGAACGACCCTTGACCAGACGCAGACCTCGGAGGCCTTGGTTGGCGTGCTCCCGGATGCCGATGGGGTTCGTGAGCGACTCCTGGCCGCCCGTTCCGAACGCCACCATATAGCCAGCCGGGATGTGGCCCTCCTCGACGATGGTGAACTCGCCGTAGCTGCCGATGACCTTCATGCCCCGGATGGCTGCCGGAGGCTGGGGCTGGTTCGGAGCCAGCCGCAGGTCGGTCGGAAGGAGGAAGGACGGGGTAGCCGCCGACGGGATGAAGTCGTACAGAGCCGTTCCACCGTTGGCGATTGAGCGGAAGTTGCGGATGACATCCGCCTCCGCCTTGTTCACCATCAGGACCAGCTCCACCCCGTTCTCACGGGAGTAGCCGTGCTCGGTGAGCGCGTCCTGCATGTCGTCGATGTCGCTGCCGTCGGTGGCGAGCGACGCCGCGCCGGAGGCCAGGAAGTGGCTGTGGCTGCCGGTGAAGGTGTTGGACTTGTACTGCGGCGGCACGGTGCCGTCGTTGTTGTAGAACGTGTACACGTTGTACGCCGTTCCCTGAATCTGGGCCGTCCGGTTCGTGTTCCGGAACAGGGTCCGCATGACCTCGCCGAACAGCAGACGGTTGTCCGCCTCCAGCACGGCGCTGTGCACGCTGTTGACCTGCTCGGCAGTGGCCTCGGCCAGGAACTTCCAGGTGTAGCGGGCTCCCGTGTCGTACCACTCGAACGGGAAGCCAAGCTGGAAGTACGTCGCCTCGGTCCGCTGACCGATGGGCACGCCGAACTCGGACGCCCGCTCGAAGTCCGCACCCGAGCCGAACTGCGGCACGGTCTCCACCGGATTGGTGACGCCGTAGGTGAGGAAGTTGATGAGGCGGTTGCGGTCGGCGTTCTTGATGGCGAGCGTCTGCTGGAAGGTCTGCCAGATACCGTTCAGCGATGTGCCATCCACCGTCTGGGTGATGACATCACCCTCGGTGTTGAAGCCCTGCGCGCCACCAGCCGGGACCGCCGTCAAGCCGGTGAGGCCACGGAGAGTCGGGTCGGTGAGCAGGTTGCGACCGTGCGAGTTCGCCGTGTCATAGGCGAATGCGGGGAGAAGGAGCCGTGGCTGCTTGAGCTTGCGCATGTCTCAGCCTCCCACTGCGCCGGAGCCCACACGGACGACGAGGCGAGAGGCCTCTACCGTGTGCCCGACACGCTTGTTGGCGGTCGCGGTGTTGGAGAGAACGCCAGTGGCCACGACTGCGTAGTACGCCGTGCCAGCGGTGAGGGTCTCCACCTCCACGATTTCACCTTCGGTCATGACGTCCACGATGTCCCCGGCGTACCGGAGCATGGTGAGACACAGGACCCCGATGACGCCCGTGTTGCCCGCGCCCTTGACGACCTTGCCGTTGGTATCGAGACCAACGCCAATGGGCTTCTCCAGGTCAGCGGAGAGCCAGTCAGCGGCGAGGGCCGCACGGAAGCCACCACTGATGGGGTCGTACTTGTCGTAACGAGCCACGAGCGGTGCTCCTTTCTGCGGCTACTGATTGAGTGCTGGGAATTGCCTGCGGAGGGCAGCCTCATCAACCTGCTGCTTGTTCTTCTTGCGCTTGCGCGTACTGCCGACGTTGCTGTCCGTGGAGTGGGTGTCGTCCTCGTCTTCGTCGCCATCGTCGTTGGCCAGCAGGTGCTTCTTCTCCTTGGCCAGCTTGTCCAGCGCCGCCTTCAGCGCCTTCCGGTCGATGTCGCCGTCCTCGTCAACGACACCCTCCAGGTAGCCGCGCCGTTGCGCCAGCTCGAGGGCATCCTCCGGGTCAGCCCAGGAGTGCGTGTTCTCCCGCAAGAACGCATTCTCGAGCTGAAGCTGGGACACGGTGGTTGTCAGCTCAGCCATCTTGGCCTCGCTCTCCTTCACCTTGCCTTCAGCCTTCTCGAGTTCGCTCTTGTTGGCGTCCTCGTACTCCTTGACCTTCTTCTCAGCGGCACTAGCCCGCCGGTCAGCCGCCTTCATGCGCTTCTCTAGCCGCGTGATGGCGTCCTTGTCGGTGTCGCCTTTGGCTCCCTTGCCACCCTTGGCGTCGTCGTCGTCTCCACCGTCGCCGCTGTCGTCGGTGTCGTCGTCTTCGTCACCTTCGTCGTTGCCTTCGTCCCCGTCGCCCTCGGAGCCTTCGTCGTCATCCTCCGACGCTCCCAGGATGGGATAGAATTCCCTTCCTGTCTTGGGAGAAACGTAGATGGCGTCGAGTAGCTGGCCCGTCTTCGGATGCAGCGGGTGGGTGCTGAGCCTCTGGCCCATGGGATGACCTCCGGTCTAGTTCCGCGTTACTGTGCTGTAGTCTACGGGATGAGCCCGAGCCTACGGATTCTCCCGCCCGCTGGGCGCGAGGTACTGCGCGTACTGCGTCGGCTGCTCGTAGGGCAGCACCGCCGCGTTCGCAGCGTTGTCCTGGATGACGTTGCCCTTGCTGTCGAACTTGACGTCCACGTGGTGAAGTCGGTTCTGGGCAAGGGCGTCCGCCATGTGGGTAGTGTCCGCCTTGTCACAACGGAACACCTTCCCCTGGATACGGAGCTGGAAGTCGCAAGCCATGGTCACTCCTTTCCGGCCTTGACGGGTTGCATGGCAGCTAGTGTATCGGGGTCCTCCAGGTACACGACCTCCTTCACCTTCCCAGACTCCTTGTTGACAAGGAAGACGGGCTGGTCCATGGGCACCCGACTCCGGTCGCCGTCCCGCAACCAAGCGGCGGGGCCGTACTGCACGAGCCACCACTGCGCGTCCTCATAGCCCTTGGTGCTGACGTAGAACTCACCCTGCCGCTTGTCCCAGCCCGGTGCCTTCTCACGGGTGCAGATGGCCATAGCCTGCCGGAAGGTAATCACTGTACGTCCACCCAATTCTTCAAGTCAGCCGGAGATGGCGTAGGCAGATTGTCCAGCCGCATAATTTCAATGCGCGGGTCCACCACATTGCCACTCCGGAATATGCGCGGGCTAACCGTCCACGGTTCTCTAATCTGCGCATCGGCGAACTGCACCTTACCGTTCTTGACGCGCCAATTGAAGATGTGCCCGCCTCCCTTGTGTGCAAGGGTGATGGTGCCTCGAGCGCCCTCCGGCATATCCCGCAGCATGGCATCCGTCAATGTCTTTCTGTTGAACACGTACTTACCGGTGCGTTCACTAACTGCGAAGCTATTGTAGCTCTTGACCTGCGCCTTCCAGACCTGGCTATAGGTGCTGATGTACTTCTGCCATACCTCAAGGTCCTTGAGCGCCCGCACCTTGAGGCCGCGCTGCAATAGCTCGTAGGCGTAACTGCAACTGACGCAGTTGACGTTGCCGTACTGCCGGTAGAAGGTCAGGTCCTTGTTCTCGTACCCCTCCGCCGTGTACACCCGACGGTTCTCAGTAACGGACCTGGTGTTGATGTAGCGCAGGTCCAATTCATCGTCCACGCTCTCCCACAGGTTGAAGCCAGGCTGGTCTTCCTTGTACACCGGGCCGGGGTCGTCCAGTATCTCCTTCTTGGTCTTGTCCACGACATCATCTACGACCTTGGGCGTTGGCTTGGTCGGGACCTTGCGTGGAGCCTTCGGCGTGCTGGGCCTAGTCTTTGGGTCGCCCTTCAACACCTTCTTCTTCAGCACGCTCAGCTTCTTGCCGCCCTGCCGGTAAGCGTCCAGCTTGGCTTTGACCTCAGCGGGCTTGTACCCGGTCTCGTCAGCAATGGCCTTGTAGGTGCGGTCGTCCAGCTCTTTGGTTGCACCTTTCGGGTTGATGCCCAGCTCCCTTGCTATGCGGTCCTTTGTCTTGACCCAGATGATGGCCATGTCCTCGTCGGTCATGGCACCGGGGCTCTTCGGGCTGATGAGTGGGCGAGGCGCTGCGGGAGCGGGCAGGGTGGGGAAATCCCACTCGGCTACGTCGAAGGCATCCTGGATATCCTCGCGAGTGTAGTTCTTGTTACTGAAGACGTGATGCCGGAAGCCCCTCGGGCCGGTACGCATCATCTCGAAGGTGTGATACTCCTTACCTAGTGCCTGCTTCTCTACGCCCTGATAGGTAATCTCGTACACGTCGTCGAGGTCTGGGTCCTTGCCCCGCGCTACCGTCTGATACTTGCGCAGCTCACCCCGCTCTGCCGCAGCTATGACCTCACCGAGACGGCTCTTGGCCTCCGCGCCGTTGTACCCGCTCTCCGTCATTCCCTTGCTCACAAGGGATGTCGAGTTATCTGCCATGTACCGAGGCGTGGTGGAGCGGGTTGCTATCTTGCCGCCGAACGGCCCGTCGAACCTGGAGACCGTCTGTGGGTTGTACCGAGCTATCTTGTTGTCGATGTAGCTGTTGAAGTCACCGTTGACGAAGCGCTGTGTGAACTCCTTGCTGCTAATGGGAATCGAGCTGAGGTAACACAGGCATTGCGGGTGCGGCTTGCCGGGAACCTGGTCCGCCCGGAACTCCCCAGCCCGCCCACCGGAGAAGTGCGTGTCGCCAGCCAGCACGTCACAGTCGTCAGCGTGCGGGTGCGACCCGGACAGGTTCCACTTCATGCCGGTGATGAATGGGTCCTGGCTCCTGATGGTCTTCTGGGCTTCGTGGAACGCATTGTTGAGTTCTGTTCGGGCGAGACGCTTTGCTGCGTAGGCGACTCCGCCTCGCACGTCCGGCCGAATGAGGTCCTTCACGTCCTTGGCCAGCTCGGCCGCGCTCTTGCCCAGCAGGATGCCGCTGTTGATGCGCCGCTCCAGGAGCCCTGTTGACCACGCCGAGGTCTTGTACACCTGCTGGCTCAGTGGGATGCCGAGAGCAGTACGTGCCTGGTAGGCCCGGACGGTGGCCTGCGCCTGGGCTCGGTACGCCTGCTTCAACTCCTCCATGGCTGACGTGCCGAGGCCCCGCCGGAACAGGTCGTCGGTCATGAACTCCTCGGCGTCAGCCGCTGCGTCCGCCGCGTACGTCAACTGATTGCCCAACAGGTCGTCAACCTGGCCCCACAGAAGGGCTTGCTGGGTGCGCAACTCCCTTAGCACCAAGGAAATCTGAGCCCTGCGCATCTCAGCGCTGAACGTGTACTTGCGGCCCAGCTTGGTCATCAGGTCCTCGGCATCGTCTGCGGCGTTCCGCAGCACGATGGCAAGCTCCCGGTCAGACCGCTGCTGTGCCGTGAGATAGCGCTGTAGCGGGCTGGGTTGGCTGGGCATGGGTCTTACGCCTCAGCGTCGGGTGTGGCCTCGTCTTCGGGCGGTTGCTGGTCGGTGCGTAGCTGCGCCTTGCCCTTGTCCGGGTGCTCCTTGGCTGGACCCTCGAGGGCAGTGACGGTCACACGAACCCGGTCCGGCTCGCCCATCTCGCGCCAGTCCCGTAAATCCATGGCGACGCGCCACTCCCGGTCACCGGTCTCCAGAACCAAGGTGTTGAAGGTGCCCTGCGCTTCGCGCTCTAGCTCTTGCCACTTGCTAGCCACGACGACCAGCCCGTCTGCCGTTCACGCCGCGTCGGCGAGGGCTGGAGCGCTTGTTGGCAATGCGCTTCGCCTTCTTCTTCGGCATACCGTGCCGGGTCAACTTGCGGTACAGCGCTGGCCTGCGCACCACATCACCTTCCGTCTGCATCGATTTGGTCCACGTGTGCCGTGAGGGCGAAGTCGTGCGGCACCAGAACCTCCAGCCGGTCGATGTTTGGCATCCCGTGCCAGTGCCGACCGTTCCATGTGACCCTGGTGCCCTTGGGTAGCTCGATTATCTTGAGCGTGTCACCGTTCGGGTGCTCAATCTTGAGCGTGTCCATCAGTGCTCACCCACAATCCAGTCGGCTAGTACCTGTGGGGTCTGGTCGGTGGCTGCCAGGTACAGCCCGAAGGATACTCCGGCCACCAGCCACGTCATGATGCGTCCAGCGCTGCCTGGAAGCGCTGCCGCCACGAGCGGCGGTAGCCCTGGTGGGTGGTGAGATAGCTCGGGCTGCCTGGGTTGTACGCCGTGGCTATCTCGTCCATGGTCTTACCGGCTGCCAGGTCCTCGGCGAACCCGGAGACTGCCGCTGCCATGTTGGACCGTGGCTTCCAGCACCCGCCGAGGAAGTCCGCTCGGCTCTGATACGTCGGGTGCGTCAGAGCGTTCGGCCCAATTCCCTGCGCGCCAAAGGCTGCTCGCTGCGCAAGGTAGATGAGGTACGCCTCCTTGCTGACGTCCAGGATGCCCACGTCAGCGAGGTCGTTGCCGCGCATCCACGTCGGGTCGTTGTGCCATAGGTTCTTGCCGTTGTAGGACTCGTGACTGAGGAACGCGCACTCGAAGAACAGCGGCACGGCGTACAGCTTGCACACCTGCATCGTCCATACCGGGAAGGCGATGCCGTTGTCCTGCATGACCTTCAGCCGGACCAGGTCATCATCGTCGAAGGTGGCTGGGTCCGGCCACACCGGCTCCTGACTGATGGGTGTGTCGTCGCCCTCCAGCCTATGCCCTGTGCCCATTGGGTCCTCGGGCACGACCGCCACCCGCCCACGGGCACCGCTGAGCCCAGCCGTGACACGGCCCTCTGTGCCGAACCGCTTGTACAGCGGCATATTGATGTCTTGCATTCACCTTCTCCTTCGAGATGCCTTACGGCGCTTGGTCTTGCGGAGACTAGGGTACCGCTTGAGCACCCTGCGCCGGACGTGTGAGACGGAGCCGAAGGTGCCTCGTTGCGCCGCCCGACTGAGGGCGTTGCGAGCACGGGCCTTTGTGTTGATGGGGTACTTGCGCTTGCTAGGGTAGGCGAACGCGCTCTTGGGCAGCTTGCTGGTTCCGCGCGCTCTTGATGGTGTTCCCGGTCGCTTGACCATACAACCCATCTCCCTTGACCCATTGGGGTTCCACACCACCAGGCATGTACTGACCTCCGGGTCGGTTGTCACTTCCAGTAACGACCGTGAGCGGACTGCTGTGGCTGGTGCACCACACTGGTCGCCCTTGCAATCTGCACACCGCACGAGTCCGTCATGCTGACGTCATCGACGACGTACACCAGGTTGACGCTGCCAGGATGTTTCGGCAGTGGAGACCAGTCCCTTGTCACGATGGCGTTGTGCGGCTTGCCGTATTCATCGACGTACGTCACAGCCGAGCCGACGCGCTCACTGGTGAGGGTGTTGTCCGTCACGTTTGTTCACCTCCTCTCAGCTAGCGTTTACCGGGGCTCCTTGGTCGCCGTTCTGCCCGGCAAGCTCGGCGTTCGCCCTTGCAGCGAAGGGGTCTGCCGCGACACTGCGCTCGGTGGCCGCCTGGAGCTGGGCTTCAATGCGGGCCTCCTCGTCAGCAGCGAACGTGAACCCTCGCTTGGCCAGCTCCTCACGAGCTGTCTGCACGCTGGCAATGGGCGGGTCGGTGGTGCACAGCGCAGTCCATAAGGTGACCTCCTCGGGACGGTTGTGCGGCATCTTGTCGCCGAAGGTGATGACGGGAACAGCAGCGCTGGTTGGGTTCAGCGGGTCGTACGTGCCGAAGTCCGTCTGCTCGTAGACGGGGTACCACATCTGGCTTAGGTCGAACATCATCTGGTTGATGATGCCCTCGATAATGAGGTCCTTCTCCTGAGCCCGTTCTAGCAGCGGCCCCATGCGCAGTGACAGTGCGATGCCGGACTGCGCCACAGCAACGTCGATGTTTAGCGCTTCCTTGGTCACCGATGCTTCGGTCAGGTTGTCCTTCAACCACTTGAGGTGGTCCTGGTACGGCGCGACGGACTGGATGCCGTTCACCCGCTTGAAGCCTGGTGCGTTCTCAACCACCCGCCCCGGCCCGATGACCCAATCGATGTCCTCGCCGGTGTCCTCGTCAACTGGACCGGCACCGTCCGTCGTGTACAGCCCTAGCCCCTCCAGCGCCAAGGCGATGTCCTCGTCGGTGGTGCCCTGGTTCAGCCCCTTGAGCAGCGCTTCAAATCCGCGTATCTCGCTTGACCCGTAGGGGTTCCCGGGCTCCTCGAAGTTGGGGATGTGGTAGACCGGGAACGCCGTGATGCGGTTGTCCAGCGCAGTCCAGGGCACCAGGACCTCGGTGGCCTCGTCCCGCTCGGCGGGGTCGTCAGCCTTGGCCCACTTGTCCACCTCGAAGTCCATGATGCTGTAGCTGATGACGCCGGACACCGCGTCCTTCATGTACGTCTGGCGGCGCACCCGCTGATTGCCCTCCGCGTCCACGATGGGCTCGGCAATGTGCACCTTCCAGATGCGCTCTTCGTTCTCCGGGTCCGGTACCGTGAAGTAGCTGGCGGGGTCAATGGCTCGGATGGAGATGCGGGTGCCTGGCAGCTTGGTCTCGTCAGCCGTGACGTGGAACAGCCAGTCGCCCCGCATGATGCCGTACCGCTTGTTCATGGCGTACGTGCTGTAGAAGCGTTCTCGCTTGAACAGCGCGCCGAAGCTGGCGTCCAGCAACGTCCGTTGCTCCGGAGTGCCCAGCAACGGGTCGGCCGCTATGCGCGGGTCCTTGCCGGTGTAGCGGTTGATGGTCTCAACGATGCTACGGGCCGTCGGGAGATAGATGGGGTTGCCCTCGTCGCCACGCAGCACCATCTTGAACGTCTCGCTGTGCGTCCAGTAAATCTCCTCGTAAATCTGGTACGAGGCGATGCGAGACTGGTCAAGCTGCGGCACCCACGACGGCGGGGTCTGTATCAGCGCCTCAATGCCGCTGTACGGCGTGAACACTCCTTGTGCCATTGGGACCTCCTCCCCTACAGCCTACCGAACCACGCGCGCCTTGCGGGAGCGAGTCTTCTGCGCACGGTAGGGCTTGCCGTAGTACCCGGCGAAGAAGCGGCTGAGCGCCTCCGGGCAGTGGTCATCTTTCTTGAGCGGGTTCTCCGGTGCTTCCTTTGTCTCACTGGTGAGTTCGGGGTAGCGGTACAGGTCCATCTCGCGCTCCAGGTTGGGGCAATAGCCCCGGCGCACTTGGAGTTTGGGCACCCGCTCCGGGTGGTCCCACGGTAGATGAGCGTTCGGCACCTTGAGATACTTACGTATCTGGTTGATGCGGTCCTTGATGAGCCCTCCGGTACCGCCCATGTTCCGCACCTTCCAGGTGTCGCTTAGAACCACGCTGGCACCGGGGTCCTCGGGGTCGCCGTACAGCCGGATAGCCCTTCTGGCCAGCGGGCCTAGGTACGGGTGCCCGAGTACGTCGTTGGCGAACTCCTGCTCGGTGCGCTCCACTTGATAGTAC